CATCTGATTACGGCTCAGAAGGTTACAGGTTTGAATCCTGTCGAGGTCACAAAAAACACCCTAACAAGAGGGTGTTTTTTTGTTTTTCATACTATTGAATAGGTTTTAGGCCTAATTCTCTTGCTGTTTTAATACCTATAAATTTTTGGTCTTGATCATTTTTTCCACCAAAAACTTTTTCAAGACTACCAGAACCTATTAGGGTTGTTTCTACATATTGAATATCTGCTGAGGTGGCTTCCGTTTTCCCTGTTCTACTATAAGCTAAGTACATATGCCCTGGTATAGCTACTAAAAAGCAACGGATACCAATCTTCTCTAAAATACTTGCCAGAAGCACACTTCCATCTACACAATTAGCATTTTTTACGGCAAGGGTTTCATTAATAAAGCGTACATTTTGGCTATAAACCTTTGTTGAAGAATTACTTGTATCGGTAATGTTGCTATAATTTATTCCTTTTCGCATTAGTTGTGCTACAATAGCTATCACTTGTAGGTCTGCATACTCAGCTCCTAACTGATAACCTGCCCAGCCTGAACTAAGTTGTACGTTAGGTTTTGCTTTATATGTTTCATTATGCTCTCTTAGGGTTTCACTTAGAAAAGGATCTATAAGCTTACTATCTTCATTTACATAAGAAGCAAAGAAAGCACGAAAATCCAATACTTGATTTCCATTTTTTAGGGCAAACACACATTCACTCACACTTCGGTAAGGTACTTCTACATCGGTATTGGTGACCAACTTACCTTCTCGGTCAAGTAGTTGAAAACTAAAGTGTGTAATTCCAGGATTCTGAAATTTTATAAAGTCATCATACTTCCATAATAAGTTTACAGAAATATTGTTCATTCCTTTTTGGAATTTTTTTTCAATCAGAGTTTCATGAATAAATTTGTCATTTGTTACTCTTATCTTTCCATTGAATTCGACTTCACTTTCTATAGAAAGATTAAAATAGGTGAGGGCGTTTTTGTCAACTGATTTGATCTGAGCCATACTATAGACGGCCGAAGGATAAAGACTTCCATCGAGCACAGGATCAAGCTGTGCGCTCATTGTAGCTTTAAGGTCTGATTTGGCAAGTGTATCTTCACCTTTGGAACAACCTATCAGTGAGAAGGTTGTAGCTACTAATAGTAAAATAATTTTTCTCATTTCTAAAGTGTTTGATTTAGTTAAAAAATTTTTCTAATATCCATTAGAAAATGGATGATATATTTGTGTTAAGTATTTCTTTAATAGTATATCATACAGAAATTACTCTTAATCTAAATATAATTTACGCTGCAAAAATATATTTTTTGCATGAAACATGCAAATTTTTTCACTAAAAAAATTTTATTGTCAAAAACAGAGCGAAAATTAATAAAAAATTAATATATCTATTTGATTATATATAAAATGTAAAAAAATAGAAAAAACGCTTGCAAAGTCAAAAAAAAGTTGTACCTTTGCACCCGTAATAACAAAAGGCCTCGTGGCGCAACTGAATAGCGCATCTGATTACGGCTCAGAAGGTTACAGGTTTGAATCCTGTCGAGGTCACTAAAAGGTAACGCTCTTCCACTCAACGCGTTACCTTTGTTTTTAAGGCTAATAATTTCGTTTGTAATTCTACTAAATCGGCAAGGTAAACGACAAGGTAAAAATTACAAGCAAAATGATAACAAATACTATTCAAGGGTGTAGCTATACCGAACTTTGGGTATCTCCTGCCAACTGGCAAAAAGCTACTAAAAAAGATTTGGACAAAGATTGGTATGTACAATGCATATTCTTTGACCCTCGCTATGGAAAGAAATATCCTAAAGGGTTCCCCTATCGTAAAAAGGCTAATAAGCCTCAAACAATAGAGGAACGAAAGGCTTTAATATCTTTTCTTCTTAAAAACATTCCCCAACAATTCAATAATGGGTACAATCCCATTACTAAGAAATACATGAACCTCAGAGATGAGGGGCTCTATCCTGACCTGCTTTTTATTGAAGCATTCAAACGTGCCTTGGAGATAAAATCAGGTACCAAATCACACCTCTATAATATAAAGCGTGCTATTGAGAGACTCGAAGAAGCCAGTGAAGCCCTTGGTATGCAGTATATCAAAATCAAAGACTTGCGCCGCGTAGACCTTAAGATCATGCTTGATTACCTACAACTCCCTGATAAGTATTATAACAAGTTTGTCATTTACTTCTCAAGTCTATATCGAGTATTGATAGAATACGAATGCTGCGAGTCTAATATCACCAGGGATATTTATCCTAAAAAGACTTTCAAGGAGCCTCGCCTTGTGCTTGAGAAAAACGAATTAGATAGGATAAAGGAGCTCTTAGAGAAGACACACCCCGAGTTCTATCGCTATATGATGATATTCCTCTACTCAGGGGCGCGTAACACAGAACTATTTAGATTACAACGCAAAGATGTAGATTTGGATAAGCAGGAGTTCGTCATACTCCTTGAAAAAGGCGGACAGTACAAACGATGTACTAAAGTTATATTAACTCCCGCATTGGAGTATTGGAAAGAAGTATGTGGGGAGTGTCAAAGTCCTGATGATTATCTCTTTGCCTTGAACTTCGTGCCAAGTAAAAAAATGGGACATACTGAGATTGTTACCCGCTTTTGGAAACGAAATGTAAAGGATAAACTCGGCATTGAAGCTGACTTTTACGCCCTCAAGCACTATATGCTTGATAATTTGGATAGTGATACCGCTATGTTATTAGCTTCCCATACCAATAAAAACACTACCGCTATCTATCAGGTCAATAAAGCCAAGAAAGATAGGGAGATGCTTAAGCAGTTGAAAATAGAGATATAAACCTCTTTGAAAACGAGTATCATTTTTTAAACGTTAAATATCTTTCGTATTCATTTGAAAAACATTAACTTTGCAACCAATTAAAATACATCAATATGGAACCATTAAAATACCCTTCAGCAGTCATCGCTAATTGGTTTCTTGAAAAAGACCCCAAAATGAAAGATGATGTAATGAAAGTATTGAAATTGGTGTATATAGCACACGGATTTCATTTAGCTTTCAAAGACACTCCTTTGATAAAAGAAGATGTCCAAGCATGGCAATATGGTCCTGTTATCCCTGAATTGTATTTCAGGCTTAAGACTAAAACGTTGGGCATTACTTCTGATTATAGAGGAGATTGGGAAAGATTTGAAAAAGATATTGAAGTCAAAAACCTATTAGAAGCTGTATATAGAAAATATGGAAAATATACAGGTGGACAGCTCTCAAACCTTACACATAATCAAGATACTCCTTGGGATATAACTGTTAGAAGTTTCAAATCATTAATAGAAGAAGATTTGATTAAAACACACTATAAAGAATTATTACGAAAGGCTACTGCTAATAAATAAAGGAAATGAATGATACTTTCCCCAACTTTTCAGATATAGACATAATAGAGCCTGATATAGAAAGTAATATTTCTCCTCCCGTAAGAGAAATACTCACTCCTGATGAAAAACGTAATAATCGTGAGAAAAATCAATTTCATTGGGCAAAAGTCATTTTTATTTGGGTTTTAGCAGGTAGTGGTATAGCTGTATTGATAACTGTTGTACTTCATTTGATATTGCCAAATGAATGTAGATGGCTTGATACAAATGAAACTTCTTATCTCAAAGGTTTGTTTGCTTCGGGGATAGGCGGAGCTATACTTGCAAAATTTGGGAATAAACTAATTGAATAATAGGAGCGCCTATTACATACTATTGAGATTTACTAACTTAATTACGTAACACATGAAAAAAATTCTATTGCTCATTATGAGTTGTGTCCCTTTTTTAGGGTATAGCCAATTTATATTAACAAAAGATGGAATGATTGATGAAAAAGACCCAAGCAAAAACTATCTTATATATAATTTTGAAGGAAAAACAGCTAATGAGTTGTATATTAGTGCTCTTACAGTTGTTACAAATATTTATGCTTCAGCAAAAGATGTTGTAAGCAAAGTTGATGGAAAAATAATATCTATTAATGGTGCTGAAAGTAGAGGTATTTGTTATGGTAAATTTATAGGAGGATGTAATCGTCGTTTTGATTTGATATACACTATGTCAATTGATTTTAAAGATAATAAAATAAGAATAAATACCCCAATAATAGCAAATTCAAAAGGAGATAGTTTTAATAATAACAATACCTATTCATTAGTTGGAGGAGGAGGAATATTTGGAACTTATAGCACTTTTAATAAGGAAGGAAAATTGAAAGACGAAAGTTCAAAAAATAGTATAGAAGAGTTTTTTAATTCATTGGTTAATACAATACTATAATAAAAGGAATTGAAAATCAAAATAAAGATGATTGGTAAAATAAAAAGCCCCTTAATTGGGGCTTTTTCATTATACAATTATAGAGTGTATAAACGCCCTGCCTTTTTCAGTCCAAACGGTTGATGAGTTTGTGCAGGTCTCACCTTTGCTATCTGTATAAGTATAGGTAACAGTCTTTGTGTAACCCTTATTTTGGTGTGGGTGGTACAACAACCATTGCCCGCCTTGCTTATACTGTACTTTCAGCTCGTGTAACTTCTTATTGAGCGTTACGGCACTCATACCGAGTTCTTTTGCGATTTGGTTGGCGTTGTAGGTGCTTTGCGAAGTCAGCACTTCATCATAATAGGCTACTTTTGGGGCTTGTTTCTCAAGTTCTTTCGCTTGTAGCTCATTTTGCGCTTGTAACCTCTCTTTTGCTTCTACCTCAATCAGTAATGATTGTAACGCCTCTTTGTAAGTGGTAGGTAGTGCAAATTTGCCACTTCTTAGCTGTTTTTCACACTCTATGAAATACTCACGTGCTTCTTTGCCCTTTTTAGACCGCTGTATCATTGATATTTCTTTCGCACAATCAAGGGTGAGGGCATAGTCAGTAAGTGTTTGATTTGCAAGGGTGTTAAAAAATTCACACCCTTGATAATCAATATTTTCAACGAACCCATATTGTAACATTCTTTCAAACCAACTACTAAACCTCTCAGTTATTTCTAAGAACTTATGCAAGTCTCTTGCCGATACAGCTTGGTTGCCGTTATACTCTGTGATTTTTATTAACTCGTTCATAATTCATGCTTCTTTAGGTGTTAATAATTCCTTTGAGTGGTAAATAAAATTATCCAAGTTGTAGAAGTCATCAGCGGTCATACAATCAGCGATACAATCGTCAATTGTCTGTATTTGCCAAAGGATATTATATAACCTATCCTTAAGCCTTCCGTCGGGAAGCTCATCTAATCCGCTGTTAAGATTGTCAAGTAAAAGATCTTTCGTGTTTGAAAGATTGAAGATTTTGTTCTCTAACTCCATGCCTATATGGGCAACTTTTGGAAGGAGTTCTAACAATGAAGATTGGGCAGATGTCGCACTGCTGGGCGTGTTTTTACAATTACTATTATTCATTGTAGAAACATTTGTAACTTGGTTTGACATTTATTTAGTATTAAAATGTTTCAATAGAAAAAGCCCTAAAAAGTGGGTATTGTCAAACCAAGTGGCAAACGCCTTTTGATTGCATAGTATTACTACTATGCTATACCTTTTTTAGAGCTATATTATATGACTCAATGAAGAGTTATATTTTTGCAAGATTTATAAACAAGTCTTGCCACTTGGTTTGACACCGCAAAAGTACGAATGTTTTTTGAAATGTCAATAAGTGATAAGGTTAATTATTTGTTAATCTTTATAACTTCCATTTAATACCTGTCTATTTTTGATAGAACGCAGCGGGATACTTTTTAGATAGCTTATTTTTTACAATACGAGCGATAGCATGTCTTGTTCCTGAATATCTATAAAAAGCATTAGAGAATCCTTTAACCCATTCTGTGCTAAAAACCTCTTTTTTATTTTCTAAATAAATTAGAGTTATTTTGGCTTTTCGAGCATCTGCAAATCCTTTAATTACGGATAAATTCATTAAAAAATCAGCTTCATCTACAGAATCAATAACAACGCAACTTGTCTCGTCTTTTAGATATTCTTTCAGCATTTCCTTAGCATCCGCTCCATTTACATTATCTTCATTTTCAGTAGGAATGAATTCTAAAAAAATTCTTGACCCTTTAATTAAATTAGGTTCTTCTTGTCGTTTAAAATAATTAGTATAGTTCTCTACCATTCCACTCTGATAAACAATCTTGTGAACGTTTTTTTTAGAGGTTGAGTACAAAGCACCCTCTATATTCTCCCACTTCTTATACTTAACATCTGTATCATTAACTTCTATTATTTTAGCTAAGATACTATCTTTTGAAATAGTATAAATAGTATCTTGTGCATTCATTTTTAGATTTATACACAAGAAAGATGTGAAAATTATAATCTTTTTCATTTTGAATGAATGTTGTTTATTTATCCCGCAAAGATACGTTTTTTCTTCAAAAAATAGCTTTATGTCCTCATCTTTATTCCCTTTGTTTCTATATTTCCAAGAATGGTTTTTACTCCTGCAAGATCTATTTCCATTTTGTTTAACTTGTATGTATTAGCTTCTATTCCTGCAAGGTGTCGCAACTGTTGGGCTGCATTGTTTTGCATAAACTTATGCATTTCAGTAAACTCTTTGACGCTTTGTAACATCGCATTCTTTATCTCAGCACTTAACTGAGTTTGTAACCTAAATTGTCCGTTAAGTTCATCGGCGCTATCTTGGCTCATTCGTGCAAAACCTTTTTCTGTAGCTTTGCGCTGTTCGTTATCTTGTAGGATATTAAATCCTTCTGCTTTTGCACTATCCCTCGCTTGTGCAAGAGCTTCGTAATACTGCTTTGTTTTTGCTCCTGCTTCACGATAGAAACGCCCAAAATCATCTAACCAATTACCATCTCCACCCACATCTTTTGATTTTTGCATCTCATCTTCTAACTTCTTGAATGTATCTTTGAATATAGATTGAAAGATAATAGAAGAAACCATATTCTCTACTACCTTATCCATAGTTTCTCCCATTTTAACGATAGCATCTTCACCCGCTTTAAAGGCTTCAACAAGTGAATTTTGGATATTAGGAGCTAAATTACCTGCAAACTCTGTTACTATTTCTTTGATTTTGGTACGTGATTTTTCAAGTTCATTCTCTAAATCAATATATTGCTGTAACATTAGTTTAGTTTCCTCATTGACAAGTCCACTATTTTTAACGTTTTCAGCTTGAGCTTTATTTATTTTCCACACTCCATTAGCGGATTGTTCTAACAACTTAGGATATGTCTGTAAAAGGTTACCAAAAACATCTTTAGGTTTTTTAGAGCTAAATAACCCTCCTATAAATCCAGCAACTGCTCCCACTACAGCTCCTACTGGACCTCCTATCATAGCTCCTGTAACTGCTCCTCCAGCTGTTATACCGGCAACCCCTCCCCAGTCAGTACGATTTTCTGTACCTACTTTTACTTGTCCTTTTCTCCGTATTTGCTCTAATTGTTCACTCTGTGCCTTCCCTACATTTCTGATTATATCAAATTCATGTTTTAGTTGCTCTGTTCTGTCCTTCAATAAGAAACTACTATCTAAATCTTTTTGAATACGTTTTTGTTCTATTAAGGCTAAATTATAGGCGTTTTGATAACCAATAACAGATGTATAATATCGCTCCTCCGCTTCTTTTCGCTGTCTCGCAGAATCAGCAATAGAGGATATTAGATTTGAAGCAAAACCCGCTACAGCACCTACTTTGTCAGCTGATGAAATATTTCCATTTTTGTACTTATTCATCACCTCCATTAACCCTGTAAACTGGCCTGCTATATTTCCAATAGCTGCCCCTAAAGAACTTAAAGACGAATTACCCGTGCTGCTTCCTAATTCCGAAAACGCTTTTGACAACTCTCTAACAGCTTGCGAATATTGATTGATTTCAGATAGTTTCTTTTGGGAAAACATACGCTCTGTATCTTTTATTCTTGAGTTGATACTTTTGCGCATTTCATCACTCATATTTGTTATTAAGAGTAATTTTTTTGCTTCCTTTATGGCTTCTTCTATCTCTTTATTAGATAACTCCCTTAAATCTTCAAAAAGTTTTTTATAATTTTCTTTTTTAGAGACAAAAGCATCATCTAATTCGTTTAACTCGTTAGCTTGTTGTTTTTTCAATTCCTCTAATTGCTCATTAGATAGTATTTTACCAAGCTCTATTAAATCTTTTTCTTGTTTTTCTACAAGTGATTTTCTTTTTTGGAAATAGTTCTGGTACTTCTCTAACAATCCATCAAGCAACTTTTGCTCCTGTTGTGTCTTAAGAGCGCTATTTTGCTCATTAGCTATGATTTCATTCTCATTGATTGCATTAAGACGAGCATTATAAGTCTCATTACTCATTAATCCTTTGCTATCAGCACGCTCTTTATCTAAGGCAATACGAGCATCCTCTCCTCCTCTACGAATAGCCTCCGCTTTTTCATCATAGAAATAGTGAATAAGAGCTAATTCCTTATCATAGCCATCTTGCATTTGTTCGATATTAGCCTTCTGCTGGGCTAATTCGTTATCTATAACAAGTCGTGTCGTCTGTAATAGGTGTGCTTCTTGGTCAAAAGTAGGAAGCTCGGATTTGGTTTTGGTTGCTTTGGTGGTTTTTGTCTTGCCCTCGTTATACTCTTCTTGAAGCTGTTTGTCTATATTCTTCTTTTCGTCCTGTAGTTTTTTTAACTCGTCTTTGTCTGCTTGTGTTTGCCCGTTTTTGGATTGTATAGCATTGATTTTAGTGGATAATTCCTTTTGTTTGGCAAGTAGTTCGTTACGTGTATCAATGACTTTATTCCGCTCTTTGTCGAGGTCTATAAGACCCTGAGATTTACTCATCAAAAGCCCTAAATCAGCATCTGTGAAATTCTCGTAGCCTGTAGCAACCACAGCAGGAAGGCTCGTCTTACGGATGTCTTTCTTTTCTCCCTCCTGAAGTAGATTTTGATTTTTAGCCTGCTTAGCATTGTGCCGACGATTGTACTCCTCAATCATCAACTTACGCTCTTTCACCTTATCCTCTGCTGATAACTCGGCTAATGTGTTTATTTTATTCAGGGTGCTTTGCAAATTGTACTGCTTACGGGCTTTCTCTATTTGTATATCTACGGATTGGATTTGCTCCTTTATGTTAGCTATCTCAGCAGGGTTAGCAGAGGTACGCAAACTTGATTGAAGTGCTTTCTTTTGCATTTCCAAGCGTTGCATATAGTCCTGATCCATTTTAAGGTCTCTGTCTTTTTGCACTCCATTGAGTTCTTTTAGAGCCTTTGATATATTCTTGATAAGTTCTTCTTCTGTTTTGTACTTACTGAATATATCAGGATATAAGGATTGTAGCTTTTGGAAAGCCTCTATACGCTTGCCTTTTGATTGATTTTCATCTTTAACTACGTCAATGAGTTGTTCATATTCCTCTCGTTCCTTTTGTAATACTCCTTTTTGGCGTTCTTGCTCCTCGTTGTATGCTTTTTGTGCTTTCTCAGCAACAGTCATTTCCTTGTTGAACAATACCACTGCCGACACAAGCCCCACTACCGCAGTAGCTACTAATACATAAGGATTGGCTTTCATAGCGGCATTGAGGGCTTTAGTGGCAACAGTGGCAGCATTGGTAGCAACAGTCTGAATACCTTTTGCAATGGCATCTTCCTTGGCAGCTACTGCCCAACCTTTGGTAAGTGCAATATTCACCAGTACAGCAGTTCTATACGCTCCGTAGGTAACAATAAGCCCCGCTATCACCTTTCCTAATGTCTTGTAATTCTCAACCAAGAAAGTAACCCCTTGAATAGCCCCTGATATATAGCCTTCGCTTGCTTTTCCTATATCATTAAGCATTTGGTCGAAGCTATCCCCAAGGTTGGATATTTGCCCTCCTAATGACTTACTCTGCTCTGCCATTAGGTTAAAGAATAGCCCGCCTTCATTGGTCATATTCTTTATAACAGCTTGTACCTCAGGAAAGCCTATTTTTCCCGCAGAAACCATGTCTTTAATCTCGGTTTCGCTCTTGCCTACTACCTTACTCAATTCGGCTATAATAGGAATACCTGCATTCATGAACTGGTATAGGTCATCGGTCATTAGCTTTCCTTTCGCTTTGACTTGTCCGTACACATGAATAAGTTGCCCCATAGGAACACCTAATCCCGCAGCGACATCACCCATACGGCGGAGGGTCTCGGTTACTTCCTCGGCAGGGACTTGAAAGGCAAGCAAACGCTTAGCCCCTTCAGATACTTCTTCTAATCCGAAAGGGGTTTTAGCAGCCAAATCAGTCATTTGTGCCATTAGATCATTGGCTTTCTCCTTGCTCTTTAGCATGGTGCCAAAGGATATTTCAAGCTGTTGAAATTGCGAGCGGACAGCTACCACCTGCTTAATGAAGGCAGACGCTCCCTGCAAAGTAAAATAGGCAGTAGCCCCCTTGACAAGGTTCTGCCATACTTCGGCTTGTTTTTTGCCCTCTTCTTTTGTCTTCTCTGTTAGGCTCTCAAATTGCTTTTTTATAGCCTCAATATCTTTCTTTATATCTGTTTGGTCTGCTCTTACCTCAAAGAGTAGTCTACCTTCATTTTCTTGCATAGTGGTTTGTTTATTACTGGATTGCTTTTAATTTCGAGAGAAAGCCTGCAAAGTCAGTTCGTGTTTCATTTTTTGGTGCTTCCTTTTTGTCTTTCTTGTCATTATCATACGAGGGTATCACTGAGCTATATAGCATTACGTTGGCATAGCTCATATTCAGGACATACTCAAATGTCAATCTGTACTGTTTGGCAAACGAGCCTACGAGCCCCCATATACTGTCGTTTCGTTCCCCACTTCCTTCGTTGGTTTTGTGATCATCATTCCTTTGAGGGAAGTGGAAATGACGAAAAAAGAGCGTATATCCATTTGTCCTATTACCTTGAAAAAGGCTTCTGATATTTCAGATACTGGGGCTTTAGTTAGCTTATTAGCTAATACCTCACCTTGGGTAATATTCTTCTTTCGTTTCCAAAACTGCCAAAAAGGCGGGCGTACGGTCTCTGTGAAGCGGTTACCTAAGAGGATAACAGCTACAGCCCATGCTATATTCTCGTAATCTTCCGCCTTATGGACAATAGAGCCAAATATATGCTCCTCATCAATGGTATCGGCGGGTATCTTGCTGATGTACTTTGAAGCCCTTACCAGTGTAATAATAGAGGGCGGAGCGACTTTATACGCTTCGCCCCCAATGATTATTGTGGTTGGTTCTTCAAGTAGTGTTTGTGCTACTTTTTCCTCCATAGGTTACGCTACTGTTTCAGTTGAGAAAAATCCTTTACCACCATCAAGAGATGTGATTTCAATATCTATATTATAACCACTTTCCTCGTCATAAGTAAGTGTCCCCGTCATAGAGCAGTAGAATATATCTACTTTATCAGCCCCTGATAGTTTAGGGATAATGGACACTGAAAATTTCTTCTTAGAAACAAAAGATTTCATAACTAGTTTGTCTCCAACCTCTTCAATATCCCAAATCTCAGAAAGTAGTGCCTTGTTAAAGTTTTTTACAGTACATTTAAACTTGTAAGTAGGCTCTCCTTTCATTTGGTCAATGACTTTCCCTCCAATGGCTACCCATTTGTACTCTTTTCCGTCTTCTTTATCAATATTATAACTACCCTCTTTGACAATTCCTAATGTCTTAAGAACAGTACCCATAGCGCCTCCTGCTCCCGGCGCTCCAAACTTGAATTCTACTTCTCCCCAAGTTGTTACGTTACTATTTGTATATGCCATAATTTTTAATTATTAAATGTGTTATATCTGAATTTAATTTTTGCGTTGATGAAAAACTGCTTTATATCTGTCTCCTCAAAGGTCTGTATCATCTGATGAAGTTGTAATCTATAGTTGCGTAGATCCGTTTTTGCATTCTCTATGATTGGCATTAAATCCTGCTCGATAGCATCGCATCGTACGAAGTCTTTCCTATACTGATTATCGTTGTTCTTTATCAGGGGGACAAAGATATTGATGTTAATTACCCCCGTTTGGTATTGACCATCTAACCCAGTAAGGAACGATATTACACAATCCTCTTTCTGTGAGTTCAAGGGGCGTACCCCATTGCGGTAAGTTTGCCCATTGATAAGAGGGTTTATTTTATCCTTAAAGTACTTGTATATATCGGCTTCTATTTGTGAGGCTGTTTTTTTCATTGTGATAATGCTTTTAAGAGTTTCGGAACTTCCCGCTCAGCTAAGAGTTCTGCTGATGTTAGTACATTGTAATTACGGGCTTCTACATAGCTTGCGTACTTCATTCCTGCAACCACGACAAGTACAAACCCCTTTGGATATTGAGATGTTACCTTATTTATAAATGCTTCACCCTCTTTTTGTCCGCTTTTTCCTCCTTCTGTCCCTCTTTCAGTAGGGGTAAATCCTCCTTTTTCAATCGGTTTGCCGTCTTTTAAGACGATATACCCAATGGACGAACGGAGGTTACCAGTTCTATCCTGATAGCTCCCATACTCACGTGCTTCATTGATACACTTTTCACCTACAAAGCGCAGGATACGAACGATTTTCTCTTCATATTTGGCTATCTTTTCTTGAAGCATACGCTCTATATCTGCGGGTGTGAATTGTGGTGTTATCATACGAATATACGGCAATGGAAATAATCAGTGGAAAAACGAATTACCTGCTTTTCAAGGCGGATATTACCCTCGGTATCTACTACCTGAACCGTGGTGCCTGCTGTTATGGTAGGCGTTCCTTTCGGGGCATAGATAGTAGCGGTACAATCAAAGATTAGCCCATCTGTTTTACTTATCTTTTGTCCTGCTCCTGCTATCTCATCACGACAAACACCTACTTCCTCCCATGTTATAGGGTTTGTAGGGTAGATAGGTATGCCGTCTTCATTGATAGTTGGCTGTTGGGACACTTTTTTTCTAAGTAAATAAGGGTATATTTTCATCTTTAAAACATATTGGTAATATCTCTTACAGTGGCTTTTTCCTCTAACAAATTGACCCTACCTAACTGCTTACAAAGCAAATTGTAAAATGAGGTAATAGCTGATTTGTCATAAGAAAAGGATAAACCACCTTCAGAAAAGGACACTGGGCGCAATAAGAGTTCAGGAATAAGGTTGTAGAAAAACATCTTTGTCTTTCTCTCATTCTCCTCGTTGAACTCATCAGAAAGCCCCAATCCTACCCGTTGCATTTCAGCAACAAGTAGGGTAGTGGGGTATTCTACATTCCAGAGTTTAAGTTTTTCATCAATATACGCTTGCGCTGTCATTAGAACTTTGTTTTGATGATGAGTTTGCGCTTACTATCGTTCAATACTGGAGTAGCGAAAGCCGTTGCCTTGGTAGATACCAAGATAGGATCTTGATGTCCAAAGGTATTAACTAAGATGAAGTTATCTTTTACAGACTTACTCATCACGTCGGCAAAGCTCATGGTAAATTCAGGAGTGGTGGTATATTGGGTAACACCCAATTGAGCAGAGGTAGAGAAAAGGATATTTCCTTCTTCCCAACTATTGGCTACGGTTACCTCTCCGTTTTTACCCTCTACACTTACATAAGACTCCCATACTTTGATAGTAGGCAATCCACGTTCTGCAAGCTCAGCGTTGAGTTGTTCCAAACGCACATCTGGCAAAATGGTAGTAGCATTGATAGGTACTCCTAACACAAAGGCGCGGGTATTTTTGTTCTTCAATACCTGATTGAGGGTAGCACGGCTCATAACCACAATGGCATAGCTATACCCTTTGCCTTTGGCTTCCTCTTGGTATTTTTCGATTTCCTCAATAGGATTAGCATCAGCTTCTGCCCATTTCTTGAGGGCGTTTTGTGTTTTGACCTTGAAATCGGCTGTTACATTTGCTGCTCCTCCATTGTTGGATGTAGTTGTTTTGTATTTACCCGTAGAAACGAGCTGTTTTGACATCCACTCCAAGCGTGCATTCACCCCATCAATACAGAATTGAGGGTCTTCGTATATCTTATTGATAAGCTGCGCTTTGATACCTGCATTGGTAGGATAGGCAGCTAATGAATTACGGAGCTGTTGAATGGTGATAAGATCCTTTTCGTTCAAATCACGAGCGATTTCCACTTTTGGGATTTCTCCCTTGATGTTTTCTACGAACTCACGCCCTTTTCGTGGTGCCTTAGAACCGATAGCTACAAGGTCTGCCATTATTTTAGCCCCTTCTGCTCCCTCGATACTTGAGTAAGTAAGGTTAGGGTTGAACTCCAATGGGAAAAAGTCACGGTAAAGCAACGCTCCTAATGGGTAGGCTTGAATAATAGCATTCATATTAGCCTGAGAGAACTCAGGAATAATGTTGTTTGCATTGATATTCATCTGCTTTTAGTTTTTAAGATTATTAAATGAATGAGATACGAGGCAAGGCTGTACGCAAGAAAGCCACCCCTGCTTTTTCTTTGTCGGGTAGCGCCTCTTTGCGTGCCGTTCCTGCCATTACGACAGCAACCAAAGGAATATCGTCAATAACCACATCGTGAGCGGTAAGTCCTACAGCTCCTGCGGTATTGGTCTGTGAAAGTGTTTCATTCACAACCTTGAAAGTGCCATTAGTGTCAGGCACTACGAGCGTTCCTGCTGGAATAACTCCATCGGTAAAGCGTTCCTTAGCAGTAGTAGGGTCTATATACACCCCGCCAGGGTAAGTAACATCCAACTGGTCAAATACGACTATTTGGCGACCTGCTTTTTCTGAAATTTTAACTTCGTTCATAGGTTTTACTCTTTTTTGAATTTTTCATTGATAAAGGCTTGTACATCTGCTGATACGCCATTAGCATCAGTACCACCTCCTAACACATTACTTGAATGAGAGGAAAGCCCTGTATTGGCTTGGGTCTGCAAAAACGCTTGTTCATCAGCTTTTAGTTCGCTGACAAAGGCATCCATTTCGGTATCGTCTTTGAAAGTACGCCCTAAGTGATGTTTGTAGAATGGTTCCGATACCCCCTGCGCTTTGAGTTGGTTTAGGAAACGCTCCTTAGCGGTTTGTTGCTGCTTCTCTTCTTGAAATGCTTGAATAGCCTTACCTTGATTGGTAACAGCTTCCAAAAGACCCTTTGCCCACGCTGGCATTTCATCAGGCTTAGGTTCTGTGGGTGGAGTAGGTGGGTTTTGAGGGTTTGGATTAGATTTAGCCCTCGCTTCTTCGAGTTCTTTTTCTAATTTCTTGCGAGCTTCCTCAGCTTTAGAAAGGTTAGTACGCCCTTCATCAGCAACGGACTGCAAGAGTTTAACCTCTTCTTCTACACTTTTTACAGCGTTTTCGATTTCCGAGTCGTCCTTAACCGTTGGTGCTAAACGAGTAGCGATAACTTTTAGGACAGATTCTTTCAACCCCAAGTGCGCATACTTGGTTTTGAGAGCTTGTAGGATTTTTTCCATAAGATGTACAATATTTGTTTTACTGCAAAGGTACGCAAGGGCTTGAAGATAATATGTATATCAGTTTGTATAAAATTCGTTATTTCTTTGAATATTTTTCGTTTTTTTGCTTGATTTGGAATAAAAAAGCCCTCACTACGAGGGCTTAATTATTTACCGAAACAGCTTCAATCTCCACAAGAGCAAGGCAAATACACCAATTATCAAGGTACTTATGATAAGTGCAATAGGTATTGTCTTGACTTCTTTTTGCACTTCCTTTTTATGCTCTGTATAAATATTTTTAGTCTCGGATTTTTGGCTTATCTTATTATCTATATAAAGAGTAGTATCAGCTTGTTGCAAGCTCTTAGAAAGGTTATCTATGGTTTTAAGGGTAACCTTTCCGTTTCTTACTCTTATGGTTTCACTATCGCCGTCCCTAATACGATAATATACTACCTCTTTAGCATTGCCTACACTATCCCTATCACTCTCAAGGGTGATTTCATAGGATTGCGATTGCTGAAGGTTAAAAGTGCTTACCTTTTGAGACTTTTCTACCCGTGTAGAACTGTCTTTTACCTCCTTTCTTTCGCTCCGCTGCTCTTCTCTGTGCTCTGTTTTGTTTAATTTTTTGCCTTTGCAACCAGTCAGTAACAAAAGAGCTAAGAGTAAATACAATTTCTTTCTCATACATAACTATTTTACTTTTTCAATTTCTTTAATGAGTTTTTTCAAGCTCTCAGCATAGTTTGGAGCAGTAGCATAACCTGCCTTTGCGACTTCCTCTGCAAACTTGTAAGGGTCGGCTTTGACCTCCAACGCTTTGGCGTATCGTTTGTTTCTAAAGAAGAAATTAGCATGGTCTGTGAAACACTCTTCAGGGGTGGCATACTTCATAAACCAATCTTGTACGATATACAAGTATTTGCCGTCTGTACGTTTGGTTATACTAATCACTTCAGGAAACCTATGCTTTTCATTGGGAGAGGTCAATATTTCTGTAGTTCTTAGGAGTTGCTTCTTCTCATTGGGAGTGTTTTTAGTGGCTTTTACCCCAAAAAACATATTCCCTGGCACGCTCTTACCCCAACCACTCTCTAAACCTGCCTGAGCAAGGATAAAGAGATGAGAAATCCCCGTTTTGCGCTCTGTTTCCAATGCGTATGGCTTGTAGGTTTTGATAAAGTTAATCTGTGTTTGGTTCATGGTCTTCTGTTTTAGGTTCGTTTGTTTTTGTTCCGTTGATTTCATCAAAGAAATCTTTCAATTTGCCCTCCCTTTCATAGTTATATAAGGCTTTCATAACGAATTGAGGAGGAAACTTCCCATTTGTAAGGATAAATGCATTCTTTAGGATTTTACTCACTGGATATAGTAATGTGGTGAGTTGTACTACACTTTTAAATATCTTGCCCATTTCAGATTCATCAAGAGGAATATTAAGCAAGGATAAGGAAATATATACAGCAACTATAATAAATACCATTTCTGTATTCTTGACAAGAAATTCCTTGATGTCAAACGTTCCTGTCTTAAAATGATATACCCCCCCTACCAAAGCATTCAGTAATAATGCTGTACATATACCTGCGTAAAAGAACTCATTTTTGTCTTTCCACATAGAGAAATACGAGTACAGCATCAACAAGGGAATGCTTTTAAAAAAGGCAATGAAGAAGTAATATACCCTATCTCTAAGGTGTATCTTATCATCAAAGTAAAAAAGTAGTACTATAGGAGTTGCCCATATAGCCACCTTCATTTTAGCTTTTAAAAACCATTGTAAAAGTTTATTCATAGATTTAGAATTAATTATTTAATCATTGTCCCCAAAACCACCATATACCCCTTATCTTGAGGTAGTCAAGGTTGCTTTGGTTGTTATAGGCTTCCCTTTCAAAGATGATATTGCGGTAAGCCTTATCCCAATTGAGATAGCGTAAATACTTGAAAAGAAAATCAAGGAAATACCAGATATAGAAAAGGATCACCAGTAGTTCCTTTTGTTGTCGCAAGTGAATACGTTCGTGATTGATAAGCTCTTTATCGTACTTATCACTATCGTTGCGAACGAAGATGAAAGGATATAGGGTAATTGCCCTATACCCTTTTGGCACGAGAAACCTATTTTTCCTTACCATTGGCTTTTGGTTTTTCAGTGCTTTCTCCTTTGATAAGAGCTGAGCAAGTCTCGTGTATATGCTTTATCAAGTCAATATCCGATGGTTGGAAATTGTTGTTTTGCATATTGAAATCATGCTCGGTTACTGTTCCTTGCAAATAGGAATATCCTACTTGTCCTTCTGAGCTTTTTTGTACAGAGAATGCCACTGCTTGCGGGTTTTGGTCTTTTTCAAATTCGTAGGAGTACATCACAACTGTGCCTTGTACTTCTTCTTGTGCGGTGATACGCGTTGTTTTCTGAATGATTTGCATTATTTTTAAAGTTTTGAGTTGTTAATTTCTATGTCCTGTCATATAATAATGACTATTATAGTAGCGCAATTTTAATATATCTCCTTTACCCATATCCATATATCCAAAGTTATTACCTGCATGCCAATTTCCATTGTTATCTAACAAAGCTCCTCCATTAACACCTTGTATTCTGACGCTCCTTCCTTCCACATGAATAGACATTACAATAACAAGTTCAAAGGATGCATTGTTTACCCCAACTATTTGATTTATTTGTTGTGCATTAGGAAGATATACAGTTCTAAAATCAGTAGTTACTCCTGTAAATATAAACGTATGAGTATATTTTATATTATCAACGATAGTGTTTAAATCAGCTACTCCTATATATCCATCATCATAAATAGCTCTCTTACCAATACTTAATATATTCCCATCTATGAGTTGAGCTAAAGCATTATCGGAGGATATATGATTAGGTCTTATCTTAATGTAAGAACCTATTCGATTATAAGAACGTCCTGTGTATTCAATCTTTTGTGCAATATAGGTATTAACACCAACCGCAGCATTAAAGTCCCCAAATGAAGCAAAAAGACCATCAAAAGAAGATCTACTATCTACTATAATACCCCTATTTCCTATTTCTATTTCCGAAGTGTCAGCGCTACCCGCATATATTCTTCCTCTCTTTTCATTTTCTTCAGTATTAATATAAAATTGTCCAATTTGTCCACTTGTAGCATTAACTTGTCCTGATATATGGGCATTGGTAGCCCATAGTTCGCCGTTGTCATCTACTCTAAAAGGAGCTTGTTCTTTTTGAGAATATGGCTTACCTGCAAAGAAACGAATAGATTTTCTGTCAAGTCCCGCTCCATTAATACCAGCATTACCCCCTAATGTGTTTCCAACAGTTAAAGCTCCAGTAGTGATGGTGTTTTTTATTGTTTCCGTACCATTAGTATAGTCAGCGCCCTTGCTAAATATACCATTGATATACTTTATATTGGCTTTTTCAGCTTCATTGATAGCCGCTGCATTTTTATCAATGATACCTAAATCTACCATGGTATCCCATACATCTTCAGGAGCTGGTGACCAGTCAGTGGGTTTGTTGCCTTTTTCAAGTTTTATCCATTCTATGGTACTTTCAGCAGAAACAGTACTATCATAAGTCCAAATAGAAAGTATCATTTTATCACCATTTCTATATCCTTTATAATTAAATGTATTCTGATAAATACCTTTTCCTCTGTCATATAAAGCACATTGTTCTACATTTCCCAATTGGTCATATAAAGCAAAAGCGATTTTACCAGTCCCTAATTGCCCTTTGATGGTAATAGTAAGTAATTCCCCTACTTTCAGTTCTTCTGTTAACCGGTATGTTGCTATATTATAATGGCTATTGGTTATTCTTTGCTTGCTGTTATATAACAAATTCCTTCCACCTACATTCAACTCATTTACCTTTTGTTCGGCAAAGGTTTTAGCTTCTTGTAGTTTCTGTTGGAGTTGTTGTATTTGTCGTTGTTCTGCCGCTGTTATTTTGCCGTCGGCATTGGCAATAGCTTGTGCTTTTGTAAGTTCTGCTTGTGATCGTGCGTATGCTTCTGTAGCGGTTTTTGCTGTTGTAATCTGAGATTCTAAATCACCAGGAGCAGGAGTCCATTCAGTAAAACGATTTCCTTTTTCAAGTTTTATCCATTCTATCGTACTTTCAGTAATAACATGTGAATGATAAGTCCAAATCCAAAGTGTTTTATTATCAGCTGTTCTACCATTAATAAATTTTCTCCAGTTAAATGTGTTTTGATAAATACCATTACCTTTGTCAAATAGTTGAGATAACTCAAGAAAATCACCACTATTATAAGCTGCAAAAACTGTCTTTCCAACTCCTAATTTTCCTTTAATAGTTAAGGTTACAGTCTCTCCTTCATTAATATTTTCTGTTAATTCATATATAGCAATATTATAGTTGTTATTAGTGATTCTTTTACCACTATTTTTTAACAAATTCCTTCCACCAACCTGAATATTGTTGATACTTGATTTTAGCCTACTCTCCAATGACTGCAAATCAGGATTAATAAGCTGTTTTATTTCTGTTTTGTTGCCGTCTGTTATTTTAAGATTGGCTTTGATTTCTATATGGTCATCAAAGAGGTGTATATACTGCTCTCCATTTCCTGATGTTATCTTATCGGTTTTGATTTGTCCACCTGTGATTTCTGTAAAGCCATTGAGTTTAGCAATACCTCTCTCACCTTCATATTCTGAATTGACAGTGGCGTATAGAAAATGATAAAAGCCTACTTCTTGCTCTATATCTATTTTGTTTTCGGACAGGACAAACTCGCCCGTTTCAGCAGTTTTGGATGCTTTGATATAGAGATAATAGGTTTTAGCCTTATCGTCCAATCTACCTGATACGAAAGCAGGAATGTTCCAATACTTGTAGCTGTTGGCATCACGATTGGGGTTTATATCGGTAGTGCCAAGAGTAAAATGTTTAAGCCATCCACTGCCTGCATTGATTTGCTTGCTATTCTTGTCGAAATAGAGTGTGTGAGGGGTTTTTACTGGGTTTGTTTTTGAGACTACAAAATCAAATTGAGTAGATTTGTTACCTATGAGAGCCATCATTGTTTGTACGGTGGCAGGGACGATGCTTTTGGTGTACTCAGGAAAGGCTGCTTCTATTTGCTTGATAGTCTCTTGTGCGTCTCTCCAGCTTCTTTTAGTTAATGATTGTGTGCGCTTGTTGATTTCTCCAAAATATACTTCTTGGTTTTGGAGTTTGCGCATTTCAGAAACAAAAGAATGCCCTTGTACCTTGTTAGATAGCTCTATTTGTGGGCTGTAAGGGTTATTTACATACTCTTTAAGCCCTACGATACGAATAGCCACGGGGGTACGTTGAAACTCGGTATCTGAAAAATTGATATAAGCCCCCATTTTTAGACGCCCTCCTACATTTACCCAGTTCTTTTTAGCCCATATTCCGTCTAAATCACCAGTGAAAGTGAACATGTCTGTTCTATTTTCATACAAGTATTTGCACGCTTCCTTCATCATCTCCCAGCTGGCACCCGTTTTTGTGTTATCATCACAAATATAAGCATTAGGCATTTGCATATTATAGACGGAATATTCATCACCTATAGCAGGTTTGAATATATCATTAGGCATTGTTACGCCATCTTCTTCTTTTGGTACGATTTGAAACCTTTTTTGATTGTGGTCGTATTTCTGTACTTCAAACTCACGCCCTGAGAGCATACCGCTTTCGAAGTAGATAAGCATTTTTTCACCTTTGATTTGCATTGCATTGAAATCAAGGGCTTGAGGTATGGAGGTATCGGTAAAATCATAGAAGTGTTTGTCGTGATCCACTTCAAAGACTTCTGTAATTGTACCTTTACGCTTAGGATATATATGAGACAAATCAAGGCTTTGCTCATTGATAAATCCGTTATTTTGCGCGTTCTTAATTGATATAGATAGCCCTTTGTCATCTGAAAGGAATGTTACCCCTTCATATACATACTCTTGTGATTTAGGCAGTAACAATTCTTTATTACCATACTTAGAGCGGTCAATATTACGATCGCCTCCTTGTACATAGAGGCGAGTGATACGACTTTGTTCTGTGGTACGACTTACACCCGTTTTAAAGCCTTTGCCTTTGCCATATTGGAGGGGTAGGGGATTGTTCTTGAAATACTCTACCTTATGCAAATGAATAGTTTTACCTATAATCTCGTATTCTGTCTCAAAAGACTTGGCTATCATTTCCAATGCTTCGAGGCAGTTATTATGATTGTAAGATACAAGTTTCTCAGAGGCTTCTATACAATTACCTACCTGCCACCCGCTATCTATCATATTAAGACAATCTACTAATATCTGAATATGATAACGAGGGGAAGCTGTAAAAGGAAATTTAAGGGTCTTATCGTTTGGATTACGAAACTTGTAATTCTTGAGATTTACCCCCTCACTATCCATGGTAAGGGTATATTCAAAGTGTCGTGTGTTATGTTTTACGATTTTAGCGGGCTGATTGAGTGTGTACCTCTCATTAGCAAATTCACACCATGCCCCAGTAGGTATATCTGTATAAGAAGGTAATGCAAAATATAAGGTAAGGGTGTGTTCTCCCATAATGGAGCGGTATCGGTAGCTCTCATCAGTAGGGAGGACATCTATATAGGTGCTATTAAAATGAAGTTGCATAGTTATTAGCGATTAGTGCTTAAATTCCAAGCACAAAGATACACCATGCGTGAGACATACTCTTTATATGAGTTTGTTTATTTTTTGTATTTTCTTTGTATATTTTTTATACTACCACAAAGTAAAGGGTAAATTCCACCCTCAAAGTATCTTTTGTAAGTAGCACCTCTTTTACATTAGCCTTTTGATAGATAGCCTTAAAGGTGCTACCCAAAGCATTAATGGAGCGTTCTCCTCTTTGAGAAAGGTTGTATAATAGCGCTTCGTACAATTTCCAAAAGCGATTGATAGGCTGTTTGATGTAGCAGAGAAGCTCAAGGGTACGTTCCTTAAACACATTAGGATATTCAGCATATTGTACCCCCATAATGGTATTGCTTGTAGTAGTTAGGTGTTCTTTAACCTCATAGCTCTTTAGTAGGTTGCTTTCATTCTCTTCTAATAGGTAAATACCATACTTGGATAGGTCTATGTTGTCAATCGTAAAACCTGAAGGAGGTAAAGTGTCATTAGTGGCAATATAGGTATAACCTTGTAAGGGGGTATCATTAGCAAAAGTAGCCTCATAGGTGATATAGCCTTCTTCTTTTTTAGCTTTTCTCACCCCAACGAATCGTAATCGGAAAGACTTACCCAGCTCCTCAAAAAGAAAATCATTATAGGTTTGAGCGGATAGAAAGGATATAAAGGCATCGTATTGGTTGCTCTTGCTAATGAAAGATAAGGAAAAAGAGGTTGTATCAAGTTGAGGGTTATCGGTGTCGTACTCTTTGCCGTAATATTCTGCCCAGTCATTACTGTTTAGTTTCTTGAGAGGAGCAAAGCAAAGCAGATCCTTGTAATTGCCCTCTAAAAGGTGAGTTTGGTAGGTGGTTTGTATGTCTATAGTGTTAATTTTCATATTCTTTTTGCTATTTAAAAATATTGTTGTACCTTTGCATCGTCGTAAAGGGTTTTATAAACTTTACGAGGTGAGGTACGTGGCTTCGTGCCACTATCGACCGCACCCCCAGCACCTCAAAGATAATGCGCAATTATTTTTGAGGTGTCTTTTTTATATACTCTCTTATTCTGTTAAGGTTATATTCTTTTACTTGTTTGTTTGGAAATATAACGATTAATGTTTCTAATGTTTTATAGTGACCTTGAACGAGTTTTGACCTCAAAGCATAATACATTTGCCTATAACTGTTAGGATCTTTTGTAAGATGTAATATAGCTTCATTTACCTTTTGGCCACTTGCTCCTTTCATAGCGCTTTGAATAACATTCTTCCCATTGTCGCTTTCTCCAACCTTAATATCAGCGTATTTCCCAGTAATCAAATTGATAGCATCAGGGTTTTTAGTACCATCTTCAATAATTGGCAATAGTCTGTATTTCTTACCATTATCTGCTAAAACTTTTAATGTAGCTATATTCTTATTATATTCTTGTTTTGTTTGTTTCCCTTGGTTAAATATTTCTACTACTCCACCATTTTTACTCTTATAATGTTCAGAAAAGGTTATATCTTTATATCGCTTTCTTAAGACTATCGGGGAGCTTGTAGCTATTGCGGTGGCTCCTGCTATTTTTGAATTTTCCTCAATAAAATATGGCTTTGTTTTCCAATTCTTGAACCTATCTTTGTTATCAGTTACCCATTGCTTATAATTACTTGGCACATCATCCACATAATTAGACGAACTTTCAGGGGGCAAAGTTTCATCAGCTTTTAGCTCCTTTATAAGTTCTTCGTCAGTCTTAAGAATAGTAACAATATGACACTTACAGCCTACGTGCCAGCCGTGAAAGTGAAAGGATTTCGGATATTTACCTTTGAGTTCATCACATACATCATATACTTTGTGCTGTGGGGATAGGCGTACCTCGAAGCCTACTACATCAGGGTTTTGCTGTATGCGCAACCAATCAGCGGACTTATAGGCTACATTGATTTCATTGCTGGCAAGGCGCAAAGCGTTTTTGTAGGCGCTTCTATAAACTCCTTGCTCAGGGTGATAGTTTTGGGCGTTTTTGCTTAGTACAAGGTTGCCGTATTTGTCCCTTACCCTGCGAAATAATGCAGTGGGGTTGTTCAATAGGTTGCGTACTTCACGGCTTAGTTGGACAGCGCTTTTGCCCTCCTCCAAGGAAACAGATAAAGCAAGTTCTATTTCAGTTTGGGCTTTTTTAGCGATGTCCCATACACGATTGGAGACCGTGAAATCTTTAATCTTACGTTTCTTAAAGGTCTCAAGGGCTTCTAAGTTCTGATACTTGGTTAGTCCTTCTCTTAGTAGTTTATCCTGTTTGAGGTTCGCAAAAGCCCATTCTTTGGTAATGCCTTGCTTTATGATTTGGTCTAATTGGTTGCTGAATTTTTCTAACTCCTTATCAAAGGCTTTTCCTTTTTTGGTAGCGGCAAAGGCAAATAAAGATTTTGTAACAAACTCTTTGAAGTCAGTTTTAAGAGCCAATGACACAGAAAAACCTACCCACTGATAGAATAATCGTTCTATCTGTTGTAGGTAAGCGAGTAGGTGTTTTCTATGTTCGTTATCGTAATTCATTAGATACTTGCTTCATTGAGGTTGCTATTTTCCTCGTCTTTGATTTGCTTTAATTGGGCTTCAGGGTCTGTAATACCAAAGCGTTGCATAGCTTCTCGTTGTGATAATAAAGGTTTTCCTCCGTTGGCTTCCATAAGGGTACGTATCATCTCGGTATCATCGTCAATATCGAACGGAGTGATGATAGGAGTGATGTCTATGGTTTTGAGTTCTTTCTCAAAGGGGATATACATCTTAGAGAGGAAAGCCAAAATGATATTGATACGCCTTTGTAAGGCAGGGATAAATATAGCTTCGTTATCTTTTACCTTGAGATGAGCAGGTAGCCAAGCGAGTTTGCGCCCTACACCTGAGAGCATATTCCCTTTGCCTGCGTAGAACTCATCGGAAAGGTCAGGAGTATCCGTGAACTCGTGTATATCACGCCTATTCATACTCATTTCACGGTCAAAATTTTCATTAGCATTAGGAGGTACTACGAATTGGACATTACCCCCGTCTTTTACCTCGAATACTTTACCGCCAGTGTTGTTGGTAGCTGTTTTACCCTCAACACGCCCTGCTATCATGAGGATAGGTTCTCCGAATTTTTTGTTGCTTTCTGAAAAATTGCTTCGCTGTTCTTCGGCAATTTCAATGAGGTGTTGTACGGTGTTCCATTCGGTCTCATCTTGCTGGTATAGTACTATGGGTATTTTCCCTATGATGTTAGGTTTTACTTCGGTAGTGGTTACCCCGTTTTCAGTAGTGAAAGTGTATATAAATTCAGCGGTGAAGGCTTGGAATACAATTTTGCCCTCTTTGGTGGTACTTTCAACGGCAAAAGATATAAGGTTGTTATTATCGTCAAAGCGTGGATATAGCTTGTATTTTTCAGGTGATAGTACCTTGTGTCGCAATAGAAATTTAGAAGGTACACCGTATTGCTCGTTTTCCTCCTCTTCTGGATACCACAACTCAGCTACTTGAGTGTAACGCTTTACCTCTGTACATATTTTGCTGTCTGAAAAACTCATTTTGTTTAACTTTATAACTGACTGAAAGGCAGCAAAAAGAGGGCTATCCTCTGCGGTATATTTGTAAGGGATAGCTGTTTGAAACATAGTAGCGATTCTAACGATACGCTTTTGGTAGGGTAGGGCTACACGATTAAGGGAACGAATACGTTTTTCAAATCGTGGTTTGTTCTGACTATCTAAAAGAGGATTACCCGCTTCGTCAGTGAGTGGTATCATTATTTCAGGGTCAGGGTAGCGGTGCTTATTTATGAGTATTTCGTGCTTTTTTACATCATACTGACGCTGATAAGTAGAAATATCTATTAATGTTACTCCTTGTTTGAATTCTTCTTGTGTCATTCTCTGTTTGTCCATAGTATAAGTTATTATAAAATAATTGCCTGCAGGTGCTACCTGCTAAATCATTGAGGCGAGTTGGTATAGGTTGTTATTGGTACCACTTAGCAGCTTCATTGTAATGTAACGAATAGCATCTATAGCGTGGTTGTGGTTATCTATTGGTATGCCTGCTTTTTTATCGTTCCAAGCGTAATTTTTTAGCTCTTTCATTACATTGAAACTCTCAGGGGTTACCACTAACTTATAATTAAGCATGGTGGTTATACCTGCTGATACGCTGCCTGCTCCCTTTTCGCAAGGCTCTATATTAAGCCCCTTGTCTCTCAGGTCTGCAATAAGTCGAGGCTCGGCACTATCAGCAACAATAAGGTCGTCAGGGTGGTCTATCAAAGTGCTATTGAGCTGATAAAGTCCGTCAGAGGATAATTGCTTGTTGTTATAGTACTTTTCATCAATGTAAATAATCTTGCTACGATTATCCACAGCTACTTTGATGAGTGTATCAGGGTCAATAGAAAAGCCGTAATCTTGTCCATACCCATAAGGGAGTGAAGTGTCAAATGCTCCAGTCTCCCAATCTGTAAATATTACCCCTTCTGACACATCAGCCCATCGTCCTATGATTTTTTGAGCGTATTTGGTTTTGTTGAACAAGGATTGAGAAAAATTGCCTTGTTCATCAGTAGCTTGCGCGATGCTATCCTCTTTAAGGCGCTTGATTTGTTGTAAGAAAATATCGTTTAGGTATTCAATATTATCTAAGTAGGTAGTATGAATATGCAACACATCAGGATGAGTGGATATTTGCACTTCTACTCCGTCAATATTTACTATTTTATGCGTTTTTTCAATGTACTTCTTATAAATGAAATGCTCAGCATTAGAAGGGTTCATAATAAGGATAACCCTCAATTGCACCCCTTTTTGACGAATTGAAAGGATTAGTTTTTCGTAATCCTCCTCTGATAGCCATTCTTCCATTTCATCACCTACGAAGGTGGTAATACCGTGCAATGATTTAAGGTTAGCGGTTTGGTTTCCTGATGAGGTCTTAATCCCTTTAAAGAGAATTTCAGAGCCTGAAAAGGTGTTTTTGATAGCCGTTTTCGTTACACTGAAATAGGCTTGTGTCCCCTCTGCTTGTATCTTTTCTTCAAACTCAGGAATGATAGAGTTATGAGCAGAAACCATGGTATATCGGCTAAAAAGGATTTTATGCCCTGCTTCAAAGGATAAGCGTTCAAGGAAGGTAGAGGCGTTGTACGATTTACCAGAGCCTCGCCCTCCAGTGATTATAATGATAAACTTATCCTTGTTCAAATACAAAGGATCATATACAGGTTGAGTCTTAATCATTATTCTTATTGTTGTTCTTGAGCCATTTGGCAATGTCGATAGAGCCTTGTACAGACACTTCCTCTTTTATGCCATCGTCTGTTTTGAAAGTCTGCATAATAGTAGGAATAAGAGACAATCTATTAGCCATGGGTACTTTCACCTTCTTGAATTTGCCATCAATGATGTTCCCATCTTCATCTGTTTCAGGCTCCTGCATTACTCCATATATAAGTGCATTGACACTCATATTAGCTACAGTCTGAAAAGTGCGGGAACGATAGGCTTTTTGTATTTCATACAATTCAGGGTTTTGGCGTATTCTTCTGTAAATGTAGGAATAGTCAGCTCCTAACATTTCAGCGGCTTTTACGGGTTGCCCTGATGTTTCGATGAGTGCTTTTTTTATCATTTCATCGGTTATTTCTTGCTTTCTACCTACTTTCTTTTTCATATTGTTAATATTGTTATATTTCTAACTGTTTTCTATGATTTGTTGAACGATTTCACCTTTGATATACTTATCATCGGGACGTACAGAATAGATTATTTTTGCTTCCTCTATTTTGTTTTTCAATACTTCCATAAAATAGAGCTTACTTTCATAATCGTAAAATGAAAGAGTGATATATGGATCTCCCGTTACCTCCTCACTTAGGTTGTCTTTGGTTGCTTGTTTAGCCTGCTTAACCGCTTCCTTGCGTGCGAGGCGTTCTTCATCTGTGATTTTCTCAAGGTTACGAAAGTCATCTTTTACAGCTTGGTTATAGTCTGCTACATCAAAGACAGGAACATCGGCAATGAGTACGTTTATATCTGCTTCGTCAAGCCCTGCAAGGTCATAGTCTATTTCAGGGATTAATGCAGCTAATAGGTCATTGTCAAACTCTCCTTGTGCAGTGGTAGAGTTGAAGAATATATTTTGCTCTTTCTCCTCCTTGTCTGATAGTTGTAGGACTTCCACACGTATAGGGTAGTCGTTTTCGTGGGTGTCAGGGTTGTACTTCTCTATCTCGTCAATAATGGAAAGACGTTGATGCCCTGATACAAGGTTACCAGTGGTTTCGTTCCATACAATCCCTCCTGCTAATCCGATACGTTTAAGATTGGCTTTGAGTTTCTTCTTTGCGGTGTCTGATAATCGACGAGGATTATAGGAAGCGAAATTGATTTGGCTTCTTTGTATGGTGATTGATTGTGCTTGCTTAACTTTCATGGTCTCTATAGGTTTCGTATTCAAATACTATGCGTTCGGCTTGAGGAAACTCTTTTATTACCTTCTGATAGTCGGCAGGGTGAAAGGTTTTACAATAGAGCAGGAAAGGCAAATTAACTACATTGGTACCTTGACTTTGCCCCTCTCCGTACTTTATAGGAGGTATTAGCTTTTTGAGTTTGATATACTTTTCTACATCGGCATTCTTGTACTTAGATAAGGGATATAGGTTGTGGGTACTATCGGCAAACATTTCATCTCTGTAGGTGCGTAACATAAGGCGACGATTGAGACTGTCTGATTGCTTGAATCCAAATATTGCCCACTGTATGCCTGTATTCTTTTTAACCATCTCTGTAATGTTAGAGAGCTGATATACTCGCTGAGTAGGGTCTTTATGGCAACCGAGTACGCCGTCTCTGCGATATTGAGAAAGGGCGTAATGTGGTACTTGCAGAAAGGTGATGTTTGGGTATTTGTGCTTTGCGTATATGATGTATTTGTTAATATGCTCAAGGTCTTTGACCATGTACATATATACACAAGTGATTTTTGAGAAATAAGGGTAACACAAGTCCAACAAGGCGATAGAGTCTTTTCCTGTGGCGGAGTGGAACAATATCACCTCGTTGGTTTGTGCAGAGAGTTCTTTTATGGACTGTAAGGCGTAGTACATAGTTAATAATAATTATACCCTTGAACGCCCTGAACGCCCTAAAGACCTTGCGTTTGATCTTCTGTGTGCACGCTGTGCCTCTCTTGCAGTCCAACCTGATGGACGATTTGCAATAGCCTTGTTTTCAGCTTTAACAGCCCTTGACACGGCGAATCTCTGTGTGATATTACCTCTTGGCATAATATATTGATTTATGAGTTACTAAATAAAAAAAGCACTGCAAAACTATTTAAAGATTTGCAGTGCTATGATGTAAAATGAAAAGGGTCTATATATTCTCTCTGAAAATAACTTTGCCGAGAGCTATGGCTAAATAGGTATCGTCTGGGGCAAAACCTTCTTTTTCAGCTTCTTTAAGAATATATTGAGTTTTGGGGCTGTCAGGGTTTTCAATCTTTTCTTCTTTGTCAATGTTGTATTTCATCTCAACAAGTGCACGTTTGGCAAGAGGAGGTTTGTCCATGCCGTTTTGGAATAGTATGTGAGTAATAGGTTTATCGCTTACATACTCACCCTTACTATTAAAATTAGCAACCTTTTTAAGCCAAAAATCAGAAAGTTCTCTAAACTCTACTGTCTTTTCACCACTTAGAATGCGTTCAAGCGGTTCACGAATAATATTAACATACATAATATTTTCGTCTTTAAGCCCCAATTCGTCAATGACCTTTTTCATTTCAGGGGAGTATTGTATTTTTTTTGCCATATTGATTTATATTATTGATTAATAGTCTATTGATAATACAGCCCCTCGCAAATCTCTACTGCAAAGGTACGACATGGCTTGCAATGGGCTGCTATGTTCGTTTGTATAAAGTTCGTATTTTTTTTGAATATTTTTTATTCTTTTGTTGTTGTCACAAAGGTACGAAAAATCTTTTAGCCCCCTCAAAAACAAGGGGTATTTTTACGCTACAAGGTTGAATTTTTTAAAGCTGCGATATTCTTGCTTCTCTGTATCATAATACACCTGTATAGTATCATTAGCTTTGCGGTTAGTGGTGTGCTCTGTAGGTGGTACTATAGTAGGGCAAATCGTACCCCAAGCCTCTCTGATAGTGCCGTCTACTTTTAAAAAGTAAAAGCGCACGATTTGGCTTTTCATTTTAGCTTTGAGCTTGATGTTTGCCCATGCCTTTTTTAAGCATTCTGAAAAGGTATATCCTGTTTGCTTGAAGAATTGCCAAGCAAGGCAAAAGACTGTTTTTTTATCTGTATTTTTCATTTTGGTAGGTGTTATATGTTTATATTGAATAATTAGTTTTAGATACACACTTATATTGTGATTTTAGCTTTTCAAGAGCTTTTTCAGTGGCATAATACAGCCCCT